ACTTGTGTTCCAGCTCCGTCAATTAGTGTAACTCCATTGTGATTGTCAGCAGCAGTCAATCTATTTATTGAAACACTATTCCATGTAGCAATTATACCATCTGGAACGCTGTTCCCCATAAAACACCTTATTACTACAGCTCCTGTATCATTTGCTAAGTCAATATTAGCATCAAAAACTCCGTTTTGATCAGAAATAGATGCGGATAGACCTGAACCACAAGGAACTAAACAAGCGCTACATGGTTGAGCGTTAAGTAATATTCCGTTTAACTGCTGTCTAACTATCAAGCCTTGACCATAATAACCATCAGCAGCTAAAGTGCTTAATGAAGAATCTGTATATAAAGATGTTGCTGACGAAAAATTTACGCCATCGAAACAGTATGTTCCTAATGTTGCCATAGTTTTATTTATTTAAGGGCAAGTTACTAATTCAATTACTAACCCATTTGATTGTACTCTAATATATTTATTTGATTCTGACTTATAATAACCTGCTGTTAAAGGTACTGCTTGACTACTATTACAAACAGAAGATGAATAAACAAAATCATTTAAAGCAGGATATGTTCCTGATCCAGTATGATAATATGTTTGAGACAGTGGTTGATTACACACATCTTGTAATGACTGATTTGTACTTGCTAAAAAAGAAACACAATTAAATGAACAATCACAACAAGCTAAATCGGAAGAAGTAGCATCATAACAAAATTGTTGACACGATGTTTTTCTATAATCATATATCAAGTATAAATATTGATTGCTAACAGGTATAGACAAAGAGCTTAATGTAGACTCATACAAGCCCTCTGAAGGATTAACAACGCTTCCATTTGGTATAGTTGCAGATGCAGCTAATAAAGACGCTATATCGGCTTCATTGTTTTGATACAAGGTATTACTTGATAAGTATTTAAAGTTATCATCAGGATAGCCCCAGTCATAATCATCAAAATTTATTTTATTAGATCTTATAGTTAAGTCTACTCCATCATTTGGAAAAACACCTAAAGATCTTATTCCAACTTGAGGATCATAAGTAGAAGCAATTAAATGAGAATTACCAAACTGACATAAATCACTGTCAACTGGACTTATAGTTGTTGTGTTCTCCCAAAAATATTCTGCATGAATATATTTGTCAGCATCTACAGATGAGTTCATAACAACCTTTACGACAGTGATATTTACTTGTTCAGGACAATTGTAGTCTATTGTAAAACTTGAAGAAGAGCCAACAGAGTTTACAGTTACGACCGCATTGCTTGGAGTGTTTAAAGACTTACTCCAAGTGTAAGATCCTGAACCAGTTAAAGTTCCGCTTGTAGATGTAGTCCCATTCCATAATACAGATATTGTAATACTTCCTGAAGTCACGCTATAACTAATTGGAACATCTCCAATTACATTTCCAAAATTTACTGTAGAAGAAAAATCCGTACCAACTTGTAATCCATTTTTAGTAACAGACGTACCACATGGAACTACTTGAGGAGGTATAGGTACTGGCTTATCATTCATTGCCAATACATATTCATCCATATAAGGATCAAACGCTCCTAATTTTTGATTATTTAGATTTTCGTAAAACTCATCTCTAAAAAAAGATCTCATACCAGACTCTGATATTACAGTTAAGCTTTCTCCACCGCCTCCTTCTGAAGCGCCTCCTGATAACATTAAAACAGCTCCTCTTTTTGCATCTGTAAAAAAAGTGTCAAACCCATGAGTTATAAAGCTTTCAGGATTAAAACTAATTCCATACTCTTCAATACGAGCAATTTGAGTTCCTAATATTTGAGGAACTGAAGTAACAACACCACCACCTGTTGAGTCAGTTAATTGGTTTTTACTTGCTAAAACATAAGAAATTTTATCCTCTTGCAAAACTAATATATCCGTTTTACGAGCGTGCATTTTTTGAATAGGCCCATAAGAAGTTTCTAAATCTTTAAAGTTTACTAAACCTAAATTAAACTCATTTAAGTTGTTCGTTCCAGAATTACTACTATAAACACCGCTATAAGTCATTCCTTCAAATCTATCAGCTTCTTTGTAGTCTTGATTAGAAACAGCCAATGTTCTTTCTCCTAACTGAAAACTTTTAGCCGCTAATCTGTCTTTAATTTTATAGCTTTCAACACCATTTCCAAATGTGTAAACATCTGAAAAACTTAACTCAACAATCGCATCTTGGGAAGAAGTTTGATCTTGATCAAAATCTCCTGTTCCTGATAAATGATTATGGTTAGAATCAATGTCGTACATTTCACTCGCGTCATAATATAAATCTGGATTAGCATCTAAAGGTTCTGACTCAAAAATCATTAAAGTATTGGCTCTAAAAACAACAATGTCAGCAGATATACTTGATTTTCTATCAGAAGCAAAAGCTCTATTAGCTCCAGGAACACCACTATTTATACCAAAATACAATGGAGAAGAGGCATCCCCTGGAATGTCTTGAACAAAACCAAGCTTTATTTTAAACCTATTACATGGAAGATTACCAGCATAACCATAAGGGTTTCCTGAAATAAATGGAGGAATTGGAGCGCCAGGCACTGAAACATCTACATAACCAGCATCATAAGTAGCGACAACATCGTCAGCACCAAACCCATTTACATTTCCTGGAGAAGCCAAAAGCACATTTACATTGTCTCCATCATACCATCTTTTCATATCTGGATAATCTCTACTCGCAACAAATTGCTGCTCCCATTCCCAAGTATATTCTGGCGCTCCACCTGGAAAACCAGTTGAAGATCTTTGAGCTTTAAATTTTAACTTTATAACAGAACCACCTGGAACAGTATAATTTGTTGTAGAAACTACAGCGCCTTGCGCATCATACTCTGTTGTAAAACAAGGATATCCCACTTGTCTTTTTGACGAACAACCATCGGCAGAAGTAGAGGCAACTTGTTCTCCATAATCTATAACCGAATCATCAGGGATTGTAACATTAAAATTTTGGTTTTTAACATTCATGTATAACCCTGGTAATTGACTTATATCTTCAAATCCAATCTCTCCAGCTTCTTGTAAAAAATCTGTAGACTCTGCTGTTACATCTAAAACAGTAACTTTTTCCACCCTTGGCAAAGCCCCATCTACATCTCCTTTTACTATTAATGTTTGTCCTTTTTCAACTTTATTAGCATTATCACCTTCTAATTTAAAAAAGATCATATTGTCACTTGGCCTTACGTAATAAAAGTTTGTAAATATAGTTTCATAATTACCTAAGCTTGGCTTTACAACAAATTTATATTTTTTAGCCCAATAAGGAGCGATGCTATTTATTTGAACTAAAATTTTATTTACACTAACTGAATTTGCTGGCTCAATATAAACTGTATTATATTCAGAAACTAATACTGTAGAAGCACGAGCATACTCGTCCATATACACAATTCCTGTTTCGTAATCCCTATTACTATGCAAACTTGTAGTATCATTGTCTGAGCTAAATGTAATATTTCCAGAAATAAATCTAAAAAACTCAAACATATTTGTTGTTATTGGAGCGTTTGGATCTGTAGAATCTATAGATTGATAATTCATTGCAAGTACCTGCAACTCAAATGTATCAGATCCTGGAGAAACACCTGTCAATGCAAAACCTTGTTGTGCGGTTGCGTCTGTTATACTACTATTAAACTTAGTAAACGTACAGTCTATTGCTGGAGAGGATAATGTATTATTAAACAAATCTGTTAAAGAACCTCCTGTATCTGCTAATGGCAAAGTTTGAAATCTTCCGTCTGATAATATACCTGTTCCTATTGCATCTTGAAACTGAGCTGAACTTAAAAAATCATAAACAGAAGAATAATCCTCACTTAAAGTAACACTAACTGTTAGTGGAAAAATTGAGTTTTTAAATTCATTATTAGAAATGTAACAATCAGTAGTAGTTGTTCCTGTTAATTTAGCGTGTTCAAACCTAAAAGAAAAACCTATTACAGCACCTGCCTTTAGTTTGTCTGAAATTTCTGATAAGTTTACAGTGATTTTACTGTTTTCTATATTTTCAGTTGTTCCAGAAATAGTATAAGCACTTCCGTTTCCAGGTTCTGGCATTTCTAAAGTTATAAAATCTACATTTTTAGAAATGTAGGTAGTTGAATAATTTAAAGCAATATTTGAACCATTAGCGCTGTTTCTTCTAAAGTCATATCCATCTACAAAGTTTCCGTAAAACAATCTATTACTCATAATTGTTTGAGCTTTTGCTAATCTTGGAACATTGTCGTATTGTCTTAACAGTTCATCTCCACCAATCGTTGTGTATATTTTACTATTTGTAAAAGAATAAGTCTTAGACGTATTGTCCGCCCATCCATAGTCTTCTTTTTTAAATCTTTCTATTACAAAAATTGAGTTTGAAGTTGTCTCTTTATAAAGCAAGTCAATTTCCAAAACACGCTTACTACCAGTATTAAAGGTTATAACTGCTCCGTTATACCTATTAACCATCCCACCATTTAAATAATTTCTTGTATCAAAAGCAAACGTACTTGCTGCAAAGGCTGGTTTTGTAAATAATGAAGTAGCGCTATATTGATTATCCTCATATCTATATCTATAAGCAAAACAAATAAATCGTTCTTTTAAGTAATTTTCATTACCAGGTAGATTTACAAGCTGAACTAATGGGGCAGGTAAACTAACATTTGATCCAACAACATCTTCAAACCCAGGCGGTTTAACTATTACAGATATGTCTTCTTCCACAATTTGATCTGTATTTCCAACTGGAAAAGGATAATTTCTTCCTACATTTATCATTCGAGGTGGATTTAGGTCGTCTGTAAAAAACAACAACTCTCCATCTACTAAATCAACTGCGGTTATTAAATATTCAGGATCAAAGTTTAATACCGAAGTAGAAACTACATGATATCTAACAACTTGATTTTGAGTATTAAAAGAAACTATTAAGTCTACACCACCAACTTTTGTAGAAAAATCTCCATCGTGTATAAACCAATAAATATTCTCTCTCATACCATCTTCATAAGCACCTATACATACTGCAGTTGACGACAAAGGAACTCCTTCAAAACTAAGTGAAGTAAGTTGTTCATTACCTCTTGAGTTTTCAACAGCGCCTATTTCAGTTGTTTCCGTAGATCCTAAGCGAACATTCATAGCGTCAATATACTCCCCAGGAGGAAGCAATCTCTCGTCTATGGACTTATTCATTCTACCTGCAATAAAATTAGTTGTAACTATTTCAGACTTCCCCATATTATTTTATCCATTTATTCTGGCCTCGTAAATTCATTAATAGTCTACCAGGATGTATATTGCTTAATCTTATTTTTGCATTTCTTAATAAAGAAGATTTATCTTTTCTCGCTCTATTAACGACATACTCTGTTACTCCAACTCTTCCGTTTAATATAGAGTATCTAATATATGCATATATATATTGTTCAAATAGTTTATTTACGTGAACATCAGTGTCAACGCCATTTTCCATACCATCGGATACATACTCTAAAACAACTGAAGAAGAGGCTATCATATTACTAAAATTTATAACTCCTGATTGCTTGTCAATAGTAAAAGTTGGATTAGAATTAGCTGTTTCGGTATTTAAACCAAAACGAGATCCAATTGAATAATTAAAACACCATACCCCATTTATATTCCAACCTTCAGATCCGTTATACGGACTACTTGAGTTTAAGTAAATACTTGGAGCTGTTGTTGACATCTGATTTAAGTTAACCTCAGACTCTTGAGGACTTAATGCATTTCCATCTTGATCAAATAAAATATTAGAATTATTGTCTTGAAGATATGCTGAAGACCAATTAGTTTGAATGTTTTCTGATAAAGGATGTAAAACACCATTTACCATTTGAGAAATTCTAACCCAGTTTACATAGTCAGGAGGTAGTACAAATCGTAATTGATTAGTAACGTCTAACTGAAGAATTTTTATTTCCTTCATTGCGTCATAATTTAATTCTTGTATTCCTCTTTTTGCGTGAAATAAAACTTGGTATCTTTCTATATTATTTATAAGCTCATGATTTCCTTGATACATTAACATGAAATTGTTAACTATATCTGACAAAGAAACAAACTGATAAGAACCCCAGTTAGCATCGGAAGGGTTATTTCCTGAATTTTGATAATATGCGTAATCGTTTATATATGCCATAATTATGATTGTTGTTGGTTTTCAGTTATTTCTAAATTTTGACCAAAAGCTAATACATCAGCCTCTCTTATCTCAAGCCCTACGTATTGACATATTTTAGCAACAAGCATAGGCTCATCAGATAATGGCAATTCAAAGTCTTGGTAATCTCCAGCTGTTGGATCAAACAAAGGCTCTCCTCCTAATAATGAAGCGTAAGTCCAATTCGGAGGAAGAGGATACCTTACATATTGAGATGTAAACTGACCTATTTTATTTATTGTATTTGGATAAGCTTGGGCCACTAAAGCATCTTGTGTATATGCAGGGTAGCCAATATTTGGTCTTGTCAAAACAGAATTGTTTAACATTGTAATTTTACTTTGAGCAACTCTTTCAGCTTCTATAATATTATTAGCAGAATATATGTTATATGTTTTCCCTATAGCATTCCACACCAGCGCACCAGCTGTTGGAAAAACCAAAAGATTTGTTGCGCTAACAACTTGAGAAATTACTGTATTATAAACCACTCCCCCTGTAATAGTAGAAACTATATCTCCAGGCTCTACTCCTGCTGCAATAAAATCTGCTGTAGTGTCGTTTACAGCCACACTTCCGCCATTGGTTGAGGTTGTAGTACCTGCAGATAACTCTTTTGTATATACCATCATTTTATTAATTAAATAATAATCAGAAGGCAGTGTATACAAATTAGTTTGTATACCACCCAGCTGTGTTGTTGCTGAATTTAATAAAGGAGTGTTTACATAAAAAGTATCAATAACTTCAACCAAACCTTTTGATATATCAGCATAACCAGATCCTGATTGTCTAAGATTTTCTTTAAGCAATTGATTATTGTATTGATAAAAATAATCCTCAAACATATCCATTTGAGCCTGTTGAGCATACAGATTAAAATCTGCTGGAGATATGTATCCGTAATTATTTTTATTGGCTAAGGCTAATACAGTATTTCGTACTTCATTTATAGGCATAATTAATTCTTTTCACAAAGATAGCAAAAAAAAAGAGGCTACTTTTTTTTGTAGCCTCTTAAGGTATTGGTTAGTTAATTTGCTTATTATGCATTAACAATACTTGTAACAGCTTTTGGTAATAAAACCTCATAGTAAGGTTTTTGCCAAGATGTAGCTAAAGCTTGTTCTATTCCGTCCATGATAGCATCATAAACATCTTGACCAACTTGAGCTGCTGTTGTTACTGTAGTTGTAGTTCCGTCAACGTAATCAATTGTTACAGTTGTTGCTGTAGCTGATGCGGTAGCAAGAGCTTTAACTCCGTCAATACTAATTAATTGACCTGTAATTGGAGCATTTGTAATTTTAAGAAATTTTGCCATTTTATAAAAAGTTTTTAATGGGTTAATAAAGTACAAAGATAGCAAAAAAAAAGCCACCTTTTTAGGTAGCTAATTTTCGTTAGTTAGTGGTTATTACTTTTTATTTTTTAACTTATTTTTTAAAAGCTTATAAACCTCAAGCCCCTCATCTGATTGTAAAAAAGAACCGATAATATAATTTGGATCTTCACCATAAGGAACTGTAAGCATTTTCTTTTTATTATTAGGTAAGTTATAGTAAACATCTTTATTGTTGTTTCTGTAAGCAATAAATCCAGACATTACAAACTGATGAATAGTATCCATTAGTTCTAACATTGGATCATTTATTGTAGCCATAAAATCTTCTGGCCTTGCTTTCGCATATAAAAGAATGTCTCTTTTTAATTCTGGAACAGTCATATTATCTACTCCGTTCCCCATTAAAACTCTACAAACTGATGTTAATTTATGAATATCAGATGTTATTTTTTTAGCCTCTATTTGAGCCTCTAACTCTGCTTCTACATATTCTAACTCTTCAGCTGCGTCTTTTGAGTTGTTAATTTCTTCAAACACCATTCCATTACTTGGGTGATAGTGTAAGAACTTTTGTAAGGATTGATTTTGTTTTTCCACTATAAGCATTCCGTCTTCAAAAACGATTGGCTCTAAAATAGCGTTTCCGTCTTGTTCATCTTCAAAAGGAGATTTTTGATTACGAGCATAACGCAAAGGCCTGTTTACGCCTTGTTCTTCGTCAAAATGTAATAAAGGTGATCTTTGTGAGTGTCTTGATGCCAACATATATGAAAGTGGATGCTGGTTTCCTGTAAGCCTATAGGCTTTGTTTTCGTACTTTTCTTTTTGTTTTGCCATTATAATATAATTTAATTTGATTTAAAAAAATAATTACCCTCGTCATTGTAACGAGGGTAACTACTACTACTATTTACTATGCATCTTGGAATAAGAAGAAGTTGTTTGCACCTAAAGTACATACAGCTCTTTCACTCAAGAAGTTTACTTCCATTGCATCAAGATCGCTATTTCTTGCACCACCAGCAGAACCAGTAATCCAAGTTTTGTAACGTCTATCTTCAGTTTCAGAAGCTCTATATCTTACGTGTAAGAAAGGACGTTTAGCGTTCTTTCCTAAGATTTGATCATAAACTGTAGTTGAACCAGCTGGAACTAATAGTCCATTGATTGCTCCTGCGTTTACTCCACCTCTCATTGTAGGATCGTTTAAGTATTTCCAGTCAGACTTGTAGAAGTCATATCCTCTACGGAATCCTGTAAAACCTAAGTTTAAAGCCATGTCTTTATCATTGTCAAATAAACCATAAGAAGTACCACCTGCTCCATAAGAGTTTTGTGCTGCTAACATATCGTCAATGTCAAATGAGAATTGTCTGTTTACAAAGATTACATTTTCTTCAATAGAACCTTGCTTATCAAGACGTTGAATTACTTGATCAAACTGAGCTAATGCAACTGGGTTTCCACCTCCGAAAACATTACCTCTTGTTGATACACTATAGAAAATTCCGTCAGATCCTGAAAGATTAGCTGCACCTGCACCTACTCCTACACCTTGTAAGAAATCTGCTGCACCTGAAGCTGCGTCTGCTGGAACTGCTTCCACCATTGCTGTCTCTAAGTAATCTTCAAAACGTAATCTTGTATCATGTTCAGACTTTAAATACCATAAGTATCCGCTTACTCCGTCTTCACCTGTTACTTCAATCCATCCAATCTGAGCCATATCAGAACCAGAAACAGTATATTTGTCTTTGATAATAATTGGCTTGTTGTCAAAAATAAAGTCATCAGCCTCATTAGATCCTACCATTCCATTAGTTCCTTTTGCAAATTCAGAACCATAGATAAAGATATCACATGATGTTGCTGCTGCCATTGCCTGACCTCCTGCTTCGTAATACGCTACAGTAAAAGTCGCTGGTGCTGCTGGTGTTGGAGCTACTTTTACAATCGCTTTGTTTTGTAAAGTAGATCCTGGTGTGTTGTCCGAAATCATAACTGTTTGTCCAACTCTTAATGAAGCTAAAATTCCAGAGTTAGCATTTAACTGTGGATTAAAGTTAGCTGGGTTGTTTCCTCCTGCGCCTGGTGCTGCTCCAACTCCTGGAATAGTCCATACACCATCTACAGCTCCTGCTGCTGATGCTGAGGTACAATTTTGATATTTAGTGTGTAGTCTTCCTTGCTCAGCCCATTTAATAAGGTCAGAGTTAGAAGGCATTTCAGCGCCTACCATTCTTAAGAATGATGCTACTGATCTGTTTCCATAACGCTCAAATTCCTTTTCATAAGTATCAGGTAGATACTGGTTCAAGAAATCAAAGTTGTTTATGTAGTTTGTTGATAGTGGAGTTTGCTGCGCACTTGGCTGCAAGTCAAATCCTGGTGTCAAATTTACTGCCATTTTTTAATTTTTAATTGTTTAACTTTTTTTAATACTTCTAATTTTGAGTCCTCTTCCATGTTCGTTTCTACTATTACTAACTGGGCGTATTTTCATTCCGTCTTTTGAGACTGTTTGAGATTGCTGTCTAATATCCATATTAATGTTTTTAGATTTTCTTGAAACATTATCTACAGCGTTAGCAACGCCCTGGTCATAAAAGTATTGAGCAAATTTATCAGGATTCATAGCTACCGATAAAGCCTTATGGTAACCTACAGCGTCAGTAATTAATCCTTCTTTATCTACATATTGACTAATAAAATTACCAACATTAGATTGTTTGTTTTTTAATTCTTCCGCAGTCCCTGGCTTAAAGGTTATTTTACTGTCCGATACATTGAAATCAAAACCTTTGAAATCATTGTTAAAAACATCATTTGTTTTTTGAACAAAAAACTCAGCCTTTTTACTGTTTGCTTCCTCTAAACTTTTAGATTCTTCGATGTAACTCTTATAAGCATTAAGATTTTTCTCTTGATCTTCAGATAACCCACCCCCACTTGACTCAAGAGGAATATTATATTTATCTTTTTGTTCATTTAAAAACTTCTTTGCCTTAGCAAGTTCACGTTTTTTTGCTAACTTCAACTTCTTGATTTCTCTTTCTTCATCCAGCTCTTCGTCATAACTGAATTTGTCTTCGATTAAATCTTGAATATCTATTTCATCTAAACCTTCTTCGACAGATGAATAGTAGTTAGCCAGCACAGCATTATCATCCATAGAGTCAAAGTCTTTTTGTAAATTATAAAAGTCTTCAATTCCACGACCAGTTTCCTGCTTGTACTTAAAATACGCTGATACATCTTCTGGTAAATCTAAGTTTGCCTCTTTTTCCGCAAACAAATCATCAACAGACTTTATATCTTTGTCGTATCTATTTTTAATATATGAAAGAACGTCACTGTCATTTATATCTGACACTTTGTTTTTTTCAAAGTCTTTAACC